TATGTGCCGGGGTCTATTTCATCAGCGACATATACTTTCTCCGCCACCAATCAAGCCTACACCTTCCGGGCTGATGGCACGTTGCCTTACGGGAGCTATCCGGGCATTGGTAGCTTTGCAACATGACATGGCAAACTGACGCCTTAAACCACGCACAAGCCGATGACCCCCGCGAGGCATGTGGCTTGCTGGTAATCATCAAAGGCCGCAAGCGGTATGTTCCATGCCGCAACCTTGCAAGCAGCCCCAATCAGTTCTTCCTGCTGGACCCTGCCGATTGGGCGGATGCTGAAGACAAAGGCGAGATCGTCGCCATTGTGCATTCACACCCATCGACTCCCCCGCAACCATCGCCGGCAGACTTGGCAGCTTGTGAAAGCAGCGGGCTGCCCTGGTACGTCGTCAACCCCCGCCCAGAGCAGTGGGGCGAGTGCAAGCCATCGGGGTACAAGGCGCCGCTAATAGGCCGCGAGTGGGTGTGGGCGGTGCATGACTGCTGGACACTAGCCCGCGACTGGTACGCCGAGCAAGGCATCACGCTCCGCGACTGGGAACGCTGCAATAATCCTGACGACTTCCAAGCAGAGCCGTATTTTGACAAGTGCTGGAAGGACACCGGCTTTCGGGAATTGGAGGAAGATGAAGAGCTGCAGCATGGCGACCTGTCGCTGTTAGCCATCAACAGCACGGGCCTCAACCACTGCGCCATCTACCTTGGCAACCAAGAAGTGCTGCACCACATTCAGCACCGCCTGAGCGGACGTGAATTTTATTCAAGCTGGCTCCTAAAATGTACTGGTAGGAGGTTGCGTCATGCTGCGTAAGATTCGGCTATATGGCAAATTGGCCAAGTTCATCGGCCATCGCGTGCTGGAAGCGGATGTGGCAACCGCAGCCGAGGCCGTGCGATTCCTGCTGGCCAACTGGCCCGAACTGGAACGCCACATGAGCGACCAGCACTACCGCGTAAGTGTCGGCACCTACGACTTGGTAGCAGAGGAGCTGCACGACCCTGCCGGCCAGCAAGAAATCAAGATTGTGCCTGTGATGGCTGGTGCTGGTGCTGTTGGGCGGATTGTTGCCGGCATAGCGTTGGTGGCGTTTGCACTTTTGTTTGCTCCAGGGGCTGCATTAGCAGGGGGTCTTATAACTCTTGGATCGCAGGCTGTTCCTATCATTATTGGCGTTGGGGTATCACTGGCACTCGGCGGCGTCGCCCAGCTCCTAACACCAACGCCCAAGGTGCTTACGGGCCCCGACACACAAAACGACCCGCGCAAGAGCTATAGCTTTAGCGGCATTCAAAACACCAGCAGGCAAGGTACTCCGGTGCCCATCGTCTACGGCGAAACCATTGTGGGCAGCGTCGTAATTTCCGCCGGCATCGACACCGTGCAGGTGCAGGCATGACCATCATCGGCGCAGGTGGTGGCGGCGGCGGCAAAGGTGGCGGCGGTGGTGCAGCCCGCACACCCACTACTGCACGCGACAGCCTCAACTCAACGCAGTACGCGCAAGTTATTGATTTAATCAGCGAAGGTGAAATTGCAGGATTGAAAGATGGCTTCAAAAGCATCTTCCTAGACAACACGCCACTGCAAAATACAGATGGCACCTTCAACTTTCAAAACGTCACGATCTATACCCGCAACGGCACTGATAGGGTTAATCAAGATACCATCCCATTTGCGGGTATTCAGGACACAAGAGCCGTAAGCGTAACCGTCCGCAACGATGGTCCCGTCACCCGCACCATCACGGATTCGCAAACTGAAGCCGTGCGCGTGACCATCACGGTGCCACGGCTAGAGCGCATCACCAACGAAGGCGACACAGTAGGCGAGTCCGTCCGACTGCAAATTGCTATCCAGTACAACGGCGGCGGTTTTACGACAGTTATTGACGACACAATTTCAGGCCGTTCCGGTGACTTATACCAGCGCGATTACGAAGTGGCGCTATCTGGAGCGTTCCCGGTAGATGTGCGCGTCACCCGCATCACGCCAGACAGCAATGACTTGCGCACGGCCAATGAGTTCTCTTGGTCGAGCTACACGGAAATCATCTACGCAAAGCTCAATTACCCTCATAGCGCACTGGTCGGCATCCGCATAGACGCCGAGCAGTTCAACAGCATCCCCAGCCGCAGCTATCGCATTAAAGGCATCAAAGTAATCGTACCCAGTAATGCCACTGTTGATCAAACCAATGGACGCATCACCTACGCAGGGGTGTGGAATGGCACATTCGGCGCTGCGCAATGGACTAGCGACCCGGCCTGGATTCTTTATGACTTGCTGACCAGTACTCGGTATGGATTCGGTGAACACATACCAGCAGCAAGCCTAGATAAGTTCGCATTCTTTTCTGCTTCGCAGTACGCATCCACACTGGTACCGGATGGTTTTGGCGGACAGGAGCCACGGTTCTCTTGCAACACCAACATCCAAACACAAGAGGATGCATACAAGCTAATCAATGATATGTGCAGCGTGTTCCGTGTAATGCCGTTTTACGGCATCGGTTCACTAACCCTTGCGCAAGATAAGCCAACTGATCCTGCCTACTTGTTTACGCTGGCCAATGTAACGGAAGAAGGCTTTAGCTATAGCAGCAGCAGTCTCAAGGCTCGCCCGAATGTGGCCGTGGTCAGTTATCTAGACCTGACGCTGCGGGATACGGTGTTTGAAGTGGTGGAGGATGCTGAATCCATCGCTAAATACGGTGCTGTAAAAACTGAAATCAGCGCGTTTGCCTGCACTAGCCGGGGCCAGGCACGGCGCATTGGCGAGTGGATTCTGTATTCTGAACGCTACGAAAATGAAACCATTAGCTTTAGCGTAAGCATCGACGCTGGCGTGGTCGTCAGGCCAGGGCAAGTCATTGAAGTGGCAGATCCTGTCAAGGCTGGCGCCAGGCGCGGCGGACGCATTACTGCTGCAACTACAACAGCAATCACGGTAGATGACGCCACCGGGCTCACTGCTGCGGGCGCTCAATTATCCGTAATCTTGCCTGATGGCAGCGTCGAAAAACGCGCCATCAATAGCGTTGCCGGCAACGTCATTACAGTGGCAGTGGCGTACACGGCGGCACCAAATGCCAACAGCGTGTGGGTATATGAAACTAGCAACATCCAGCCATCTACTTGGCGAGTGCTGGGCATTGCTGAGCAAGACGGGACTAACTACACCGTCAGCGCACTGTCATATAACGCGGGCAAGTATGACTACATAGAGCGCGATCAGCCGTTGCAGCAGCGCGACATCACTGATCTCAACATTACTCCCGCTGCGCCTACCAATCTCAACGCAACAGAGATTCTGTACGACGGCGGCGGAATTGCCAAGAGCAAGCTAGTTGTTGATTGGCAGCCGGCTGTAGCAGTTAAAGATTACAGGATTCGCTGGCGCTACGAACCCGGCAACTGGAACACATTTAACATTTCACGCCTCGACTTTGAAATTCTCGACACATCCCCTGGCATTTACACCATTGAGGTGTATGCCATTGGCGCCAACCTTAGGCCGTCAACTGAGCCTGCGCTGCTGATAGTGCAAGCATTTGGCAAGACGGCACCACCGGCAGATGTTAATGGTGTGAGCCTAGTGGCAGGCGATGAACTAAGCGGCATTCTGAACTGGGAACGTGCTGTAGATCTGGACGTACTGCTCGGAGGCAAGGTGTTGATCAGGCATTCCACCGATCTGGTGACCGCGACATGGGAAGAGTCCCAAGACTTGGTGCCGGCCGCAGCAGGTAGTCAAACGCAAAAGCAGGTGCCCATCCTTGAAGGCAGCTATCTGCTGAAGTTTGAAGATGACTTTGGTAATCGCTCCGTCAATGCCACGGCAGTAATCGTCGACCTGCCTACGCCGCAGCCACGGTTCTTAGTGAAGAACTATGCCGAGGATCAGGAAGTGCCGCCATTTAGCGGCAATGTTACGGGGATGTATTACGACCCTGAACTAGACGGAATTGTTATTGACTCTGGGCAACTCATAGATGACATGGCGACCGATGGCGACTTCGATGCGCTTCCGTCTATTGACGTTATTGGTGGTGTCAACCCTGCCGGCGAGTACGAATTTGGTAGCTCATGGGATATGGGCAGCGTGTTCGATGTGAACATAAGGCGGCGGTTTGTAACACGGCCTTTGCTACCCGGCGAGCTATGGGACGACAACACACTGCTGATTGATGATTGGCCGGATATTGATGAAGACAATCTTGACGCGGTAAACGCAGAGATGTATGTGCGCACCACCAATGATGACCCTGCCGGCACTCCCGTCTACGGTGACTAGAATCAATTTGCTAATGCCATTGTGCGTGGCAGAGGTTTTCAATTCAAAACTCTTGCCACATCCACTAACCCATCGACAAACATCATTATTGACGAACTGGGCGTGGAGATGGAGCTGCAGCTACGCACAGAGCAATCAGCGGTACTTGCTAGCGGCGCAGGTGCGCTGGCCGTCACGTTTGACTATGCCTTCTACCAAGCGCCCAATATTGGTATCACGGCCAACAATATGGCCACGGGCGATTTCTTCCTGATCACGGCGGTGACACGCCTTGGCTTTACAGTAGAATTCAAGAACAGTGCCGGTACAGCCGTGAATCGACAGTTCACCTACACTGCCAACGGCTACGGCAAGGAGATCTAAGCAGTGGCACAACACGACTACATCATTGCCAACCAAAGCGGTGCGGCATTCCGCGCCGACTTAAACAACGGCTTGGCTGCCATCGTCAGCCAGAACAGCGGCGCAACGCAACCCAGCACCACCTACGCCTACCAGTGGTGGGCAGACACGACGACAGGGCTGCTAAAGATCCGCAACGCCGCCAACAGCGCCTGGATAACGGTTGGCACGCTGGCTGATGCCAACCTAGGGCTGCTAAGCCTTGCTGGTGGCACATTGACTGGTGCGCTGCTGGCAGCTGACAGCGGCACTGCTGCATTGCCTGCCATTGCATTTGACGGCGACACTAATACCGGCATCTTCCGCGCTGGCGCTGATCAGTTTGGCATTGCTACTAACGGCGTCGAGCGCGTTGAGTTTGGCACCACTGAGGTGGTATTCAACGATGGCGGCGCTGATGTTGACTTCCGCGTTGAAGGCGATACAAAAGCCAATCTGTTCAAGGTGGATGCTGGCACTGATGCCGTCAGCATTGATGGAGCATTCAGCGTAACGGGAAACTTTGACATTGCCAACCTCAACGGCGGCC